TGTTCTTCTTTTTCTACTATCTTAATCCAACGTTGATACTGCTCTAAAGTTATCTCACTTAAATTCTCAGGAACGTTTAACTTAATCTTCATATATATAATGTAAATTTTTTAGCAAAGTGTTATATACAAATTTAAAAAACTTTAAGCACAAAAAAAAAGCTACCTGTTAAAGTAGCTCTTAATTTAGTTGTTTATTTTATTGATTATATTTTTTGCCAATGAAATTTCTTTCTTTCTTTTAATGCTCTATGTACTAATTTTAAAAGACCTTGTTTTGAAAGTTGTTCTACTAATTCTAATGGTCTTGGCTTTAATGATATACACAATTCCATATATTCATTAATTAACATTTGTTGTGTTGGTGTTAATTGTGTAGCTTTCATAGTTGTAAGTTTAGTTGTTAGTGTTTAGTTTATTTGTTTTTGTAAATTAAAATAATATGTCTAGTCTTTGTGTTTATTAAATTGCTTATCACAATTTTGTAGTCACCATCTATAAATGTTGTTCTAGACTCTACACCTTCTGAAGAAAATGTGTACCCTTCAGTACCTTTTCTAGATTGTATTAAATGAACACAAAGACTTGTAAATAACTTATCAGAGTCTCCTACTATAATTTTATAAGGATTACCACTATTTCTAGTGTGTGCTTGTATACCATAAAAATAAAACCATTTTTTTGATGATGTGATTCTTACATTTAAGTTGTTTAATTCTGCTGCTTTTTTAATCTTTTTAATAAAGTCCATATCTTTAGTATTAATTATTTATTCAAATATAAATATATTTATAATACAAATTACAAAACATAGCAATTATTTTTATTTTTTTTTACATCTTATCTTATCTTATTTTATCTTATCTTAATGCTAAAGCATTGGTTAAGCATTGCTACAGCATTGCTATAGCTTTGCTCTATCTGTTGGAAGCTGTTTTTTGCTAATAAAGAAAATATTCACCTGAATTAGGATTTTGTAATTGATAGCTTACTGCATAACGTAAAGCGTCTAAGCAATGATTCCAATTGTCGCAAGGTGTTTGGCTCTTTTTTTCTAACCAACAATAGTTGTTAAGTTCTTTAATTAGCTCTACGCTGTCAGGGTCTATAACTAAGTCATAGTCTTGTAGTAAGCTAATGCCATATGTTATGCTGCCTTGTCCTTTAATTGCAGCTACAACTTTATTGTGTCTTGATATTTCTGATATTAAGCGTGGCTCAGCACTATCCCCAACTATTAAATTATCGCCTGCAAACTTTTTGTTAAGTATTGCTATCTCGCTTGTTGTTAGCTTTGTTTGATAGAAACACTGCTGAACATAAATAATCTTATTATCTTTGTCTATGCTTGTTTTAATTAACGTGCTAGGGTCGTTACTAAAACCATAATCTTGTCCAAACACAATCTTGCCTACTTGCTTAAATTCTCCTAAAGTCCAATTAGTATATATAACACCTTCTGCTTTGTCTAACCAGCTTCCTAGTATTGTATGCTTGTATCTATTAGGACGCCTGTCTTTCATTTGCTCTATTTGCTTTATATAGCTTTCTGAAAGGTTTTCTATATTGTCTAAGTATGTAGTGTGAATGTAAGTAGTATCTTCCTTAGTTGTGTTGCTACCATCTTTAACACCTCTAGCTTCAAAGAATCGTTGATAGATAAAGTTTTCTTTTGTTGTAGGATTGAGGATTAATATTACCCTATTGTCTTTGTCTTTCTGTCTAATGCTTAAATCTATCTTGTCAAATATAGACTCGTCTGTTAGTTCTTCTGCTTCATCTAATACCCAAGTAGTAACACCTTGCAATGATTTGAGGTTTGCTGTCTGGTCCCCTGAACTTGTTTTGATTCCTCTAAATAAAATCTTACTTCCTGTCTGCTTGTTTATAATCTCATCTTTAGTAATATGAAAGTCTTGCTCTATGTTTTGTAGTTCTAGCTTTTCTATAAACTCAGGGATAATAGATATACTAGCTGCCCTTAGTGTGTATCTAGTAAATAGTATCTTATGCCCTTGTTCGTACGTTAGAAGAGTTAATAATGTGTTTATTGCGTATGATTTACCCGAACCTCTACCGCCAGTTACTATAAAGTATCTTGTTTTGTTATTTAATACAGAATACTTTTTATTTAAACTTAATTCCATTAATGAGCTGGTTAAAATCTATGCTTCGTTTTTCAGTGCTGTTTATATCAACTGTATCTTTAGCTGTACCATAGGCAGAGTCCATTAAAGCCTTATAAGCATTTACATCTCCGTTCCTTGCTTTCTTAATTAAAGACAGTGTCATTGCTTCTTCATTAGATAACCATTTTACTTGTCCATCTTCTAACTCTTCTTGACTTAAAACCTCTAACCATTTCTTAGCAATAGTTGACCTATTCAAAGTTCCTTTAGGTTTTCCTTTTGGATTACCTGACTGTCCTTTTTTATAAGATGTTAAGTTTTTTTCATTAGCCATTTCTCACTGAATTTTCACTGTATTTATATATACCTACTATATTATTATATGTATTAATATAAGTATTAAAAAAATTAATAATCCTGTAATGATTGCTGCTAATATTTCGTCATTGTCTGACATCATCCCGAACAGCTCTCGCAGGTATTATCGTCTATATTACATTGTCTTGCTGGCACTTTCTTTTTTTCTAGTTCTTCTAATAGTTTTTCAAATTCTGATTTCTTTTCTTTACTTAAATATGTTAATAATTTCTCTTCCTTTAGTTGTGTGTCTTTATCCATTGTAATTATTAAATAAACGTTTGCAATCTGCTATTAAATCTCTTACACAACTTGAACAACTACTTAGCTGTCTTTTAGTGTGCAATACTCTATTACTTATTTCTATTAGTTTAACTTGTTCTTCTTTTGTTAGTCTGTCTTTGTGAGTCTTATAAAACTCTTTTAAATAGTTGTACTCACTTTCTTTTAAGCAATCAGGCTTGTGGTATGGAAACAACTTGTTAAGTGCTTCTTTACGCTTATCACAACCGCAATCGTCCCCAGCTATAAACTTAACTGCTTTGTCTATGCCTGTAGCTTTAGTTACTTTCGCTATAGTATCTCCAAGACCTTTAGACTTAGTAGCTTTCTTTTTAGTTGCTTTTTTCTTTACAGTTTTATTTTGTTTTTTAGTTCCTGTTTGCATTTTGCTATCGTTTTATGTACCGTAACGTGGCTTATCTTAGTTGCTTTACTTAGTTTTCTTATACTTTGAAACTCTTTTCTATATAAGTTAAATAGCTTTCTATCGAACCAATACATCTCTTGTAATACTTTGTCTATCTTTTCGTCTATGTGTTCTTCTTGCTTTTCTTTGTCTGCTATTTCTTTGTGTAAGTCCTTTAGTCTTATGTTATTGTTTTTGTCTTTGCTCTTAACTTGAATCAGTCTTTTAATAATTTTTTTAATGACTCCGTAGTGTGGCTCATTGTTAACTATTAGATTATTTATTTCTAACTCGTTGTTAGTTAGCTCATCAAATACTTTTAAATACATATCTTGGACAATGTCAATAGCTTTTAATGCAGAGTTTGAGTAGAGTAGCTTTGTAGCCATTGCTTCCCATTTCTGTTGATGTTGTGCTAAGATTTGTAGAACGTCATTATTAGACAAAATGTATTTTAAAGTTGTTTATACAAATTTAATAATTTTTAGTTACATTATTAAACTCTAATTTTAAAAAACTTATATTACTGCGTATTGCGTCACAAACCCTATACCCTGCGCTTGTTAGCTTTCTTAGCCTGTAAACTTCTGGCACTGCTACATTAGCTTCGTTAGTTGCTCTAGCTACACTAAGTTTTTCATTGTTTACTTTGTCGTAGATAATAGCTTCATAGTCTTGATGGTACTTAGACTTAATACCTTCAATGTAGTATAGATAGCTTGTTAAGTTCTTTAGCTGTTCGTTTAGCTTAACACCATCATTTATACTAGTGTTATTATAATCTTCTATAATATCAGCTATTTTATTTAATACTTCATTCATTTCTTAACTGTTCTAATTCTAATAATAACTGCACAAATGTTTCCAATTCACAGGCTAAATAATCTTTTTCAAAGTTCTTCGTAAACACCACCAGCGGTTTTTTGGTGTGTGAACCTATGCAATCATTAGCCGACTGTTCTAAAGCCTTCCAAATGTTTAGCTTTTCTTGGTTCTTACATTCCCAATTAAACTCTGATAGTATTCCTTGAGTTGCCATAATATCTCCTTTTAAGCTCAAGCCGCCTGAATTTGGTGTTCTTTTTATGTCCTCATTGAACATATTACTTAAATATTTTGAAATTGATAATTCAAAACGTTTACCTTTTTTTTGACTGTTTAATCCCATAGTTATTTTTTTATTGGTAC